CGAGGTCCGCGGTGATGGCGGCGGTGTCGACGGTGCCGTCCTCGCTGATGTAGCGGTCGCGGTCATCGAGGTAGCGCGGCGCGTCGGTGGGGTCGGCCCATCCGGTTGCGGCAGCGCGGATCTCGGCGTCGACGGCGAACCGGCGGATCGTGGCGAGCTGCTTCTCCACGGCCGTAGCGCGGTCGTTCGCGCGCTCAGCCTCGGTCTTGTTCGCAGCCTCGATCTCGTCCAGCCGCTTGGCCTTCTCGCTGTTCTCGCGGGCGGCGGTCTCGGCCGTGGTGAGCTTGGCCGTGGCCTGCTCGTAGAGCGCCTTGTAGTCCGGCTCCGCAGGCGGCCCACCAGGCTGCTCACCCGGCGTGGCAGGTGGCGCAGCCGTTTCAGGCGCTGGGTTCGTGTCGCCGGGGGCAGGTGGGGCGGTCAGGTTTTCGGACAAGGTGAAACCCCCTTTCGGGTAGCGTTGCTCGTTCGGAATGCGTGAGAGCATCTGTGGATGAGGAAGCCCTGGCTGAGCACGCTCGCTCTTGCGGTGTTGCTTGCTGCCTCTGCCGGAGCTCAGGTCATGGCTGGCGCTACCAGCGGTGTCACCGCCAAGATGGCGCCCTGGTTGCTCGTGACCGTCGCCGCCGCAGGCTTGGCGGGCTGCTGAGCAGCCCCTTTCGAGAACCAAAAAAGGCCGATTCAATTACCCGTCTTACAATCGACCCTTCAAAAAATCTCTGAGTTCTAGTCATAACGTGCGTTATGGCAAGTTCTCCGAGCTGGGTTCGATAGCTAGCGCAGGTACCCGAAGCGGCGGAGCTGGGTGATCAGCTCGTCGCGGTCGCGGGCGGTGTTGACCAGCTGCGCGGCGGTGGGGCGTGGTGTGCGCGCGGAGGAGTAGCGGCGGCCGGGCTGCTTACCGAGGTCGCCGAGCTGGCGGCCGACGCCGCGCACGGTGGTGGCTTCGCGGGTGTACTCGTGGCCTCCGGCGACATAGACCGCGTTGCGGCGGCGGGCGTTGACCACTCGGGAGATGTCGGCTCCGGCCCGGATCGCGTCCGCGTCCCCGGCGCCGAAGGCGTCGTTCTGCTGCGCGGGCGTCATCGCCTCGAACAGTGCACGCGGGTGGTTGCCGGGGCGGTCCTCGCGCCACTGCTCCCAGGTGACGGGCTTCATCTGGCAGTCGCAGCGCGGATGCCGCAGGAACGCGGTGCTGTAGCGGTAGAGCCGTCCGGCCAGCAGGATGCAGCGCCCGCACGCGGGCAGGACGATGATCCGCTCGTACCCGGCGATCTCCGGTTCGGCGAGAGCAGCAGCGGCGTGGGCGAGACGGCCGGCGTCGGCGGTCTCGGTGCTGACGTAGGTCAGCAGCCGGGCAAGCCCGATCGCGCGAGCCTCGCTCGGCGGCATCCCCGCGGCCACGGCCTTCTGGTAGAGCCGGAACGCGAAGTCCAGCAGCAACGCGAGCGGCAGCCCGTTCGCGGCGAACCCGGCGAACGCGGCGGCCACCACCGCGGCGACCGGCGACGAGACAGCGCGGGCGGTGGCCAACGTCGCGGCGATGTAGAGCGGGGCCAGCGCGGCGGCGGACTCCTGCGCGTGCTCGAGGTCTTGAACAACTCTAGGTCGTACCAGCTGTGTCCAGGACCCGAACGCGTCGCTCGCGTTTAGCAACTTCCAGGCAGCCTGGGCCTGGTCAACAGCGACGCGCACGATGCGCTGCTGCGCCCGGTAGTGGTCGGCGTCGGCGGTGGTGAACGCCAGCCCGGACGCTCCTGCAGGCGGTTGCATGCCACCACCTCCAGACGCCCTGTTGTCAGACAAGTACCGTGGGGATGTCTGAGTGTCAGGTGACAACGAGGTAACAGCATTTAAGTCAGTCGCTCTGGCGGTCGACCATCTTTTTGGGGGTTCGAACATCGTCTCGCCATCTCTTGATCTTTAAGGAGAGGTGGGCGTGTGACGACCGGAGAAGCACTGGCACTGGCAGGAACTGTCGGTCCGGTGTGCGCGCTGCTGGGACTCTGGCTCCGGCTGAGGTTCTACCGGCATGTGTACAAAGTTGGTGGAGCCGAAGACCTTGAGGCTGCTGCCAAAGCACTCGAAGGCCCGCTCGGCAAAGCCGCATCGGGTGTCAACGATCGCGTCCTACGGCAAAAGAAGCCTGGACCCGAGGATGGCAAGGCCGCGAAGTGAACTCACCGACCGGTCTCAGGCTCGCGGAACTGGACCGCCAGCGGCGGCAGGACCGACGCGCCCAGGCCATCCGCAGGCCTGCGCGGCTGAGGAAGTTCGGGCTCGTCATCGCCAGGACGACGCGGACCGGGCAGCGTCTTTGGGCCGAACTCGGCGGCCTGGTCGCCGCCGACGACGCGCGAGTACGCCTCGGCGTCCTCGGCTTCCATGTCTCGGATGTCAGTGTCGGAGTATCCGAGCGCCCGGCGGGCGAAGCGGCGCGGCAGCAGCTTGTCCGCCGAGTACAGCTTGACCGTGGCATCGGCCTGCGCGGCGAACGTCGGCGTGGCGGCGTCGGCCCACTGCGACTCGACCCGCAGCGCCTCGTCCGGCATCCGGCCGTCGCGCACCAGGAAGACCGTGCGGGTGACCTGTTCCCAGCCGTCGCCGAACGACCGCTGACGGCGTTCGGCGCGCTTGATGTGGCGGGACTCCGAGGACCGGATGCCGTCCGCCGATGCCGGGTTCTCGGTCGCGTAGCCGAGGTAGTGCGGCGGCAGGCCGGACAGCGACGCGACCAGCCGCGCGAGGGTGTTCAGCGTGTCGTGGAAGTTGGACAGGTTCGCCTCGGGGAACTGCCCCACCGAGACGCCGTCTCTTTCGGGCTCTTCGGGCTGGCCCACAGCACGCCGGCGACGGACTCCCACGGGGTGAGCGGGCGGCCGTTGGCGTCCACGAAGTCGTCACGGTCGAAGCCGAGCGCGTACCTTCGCGGCATCGCGTGGTACTCCGCGCTGATCATCATGTCCGTCGCGATCTTGCACGCCGCGTCCGAGAGCGGCAGGACGCTGATCAGCTCCGAGCGACCGAGCCGCGGGGGCGCGGTGCGGCGGCGTCGAGTGCGCGGACGGTTGATGATCGGGATAACAGGGACTTGGCCCATGCCGTGCTCGTCGCGGTCGATCTCCGACCAGGTGCCGCCACCGTTGTCGCTGCTGTACCAACGGGTTTCATTGGGCAGGTAGAGCGTGGCGTAGGCCTCGGTGTAGCCGTAGTCGTCCGGCTCGAACTGCCGCTTCAACGCGGCCCGGACCTTGCGCGTGCGCGGGTCCAGGTCCACGTGCACTTCCATCGGAGACTCCACCGTCACCAGCGGCGTGGACGAGTCTTCCTCGTTGGTGCCGACGATCGCGTAGGCGCGGCCGAGCGCGAGCGCGTCGATGTGCGCCTGCTCGGAATGCAGATCGAGCCGGTTGGCCTGCCAGATACGCCACAGCTCCCGGTCCGCGGCCTGCTCGCCGCCGAGCCGGAACCCCGTCACGTCCAGGCGCTCGTCCAGGCTGTCCACGACGAGCTGCGGCCAGTTGATGACCACCGACCGCAGCCGCGAGTCCATGCGCCGCAGCAACTCCGGGTGCATGTAGGACAGCGGCTGTTCGCCTTCGTAGTAGGCGTCCAGTAACTCCAGTTCGGGCAGCTGGGCGTTGTGCAGCCGGACGAGCCGGTTCACCCACTGCTCAGGAGCCAGCTCGAACTTGGTGGAGATCAGATCGACCACCGCCAAGTTGACCAAGCTTGAGACCGTGAAGGTTCTCGACCATCAACAGAATCTTGCGACGCGCCCTCTAAATGCGATGCGAGGAGCCGTTGCCGCGTTTAGATTGGTCCGTCTACGCCGAGATTGTGGGGTTCTGATGCGATCAATTGACCAACTGGGCGTCTTCTGGTTGGAAGATCACGAAGACGACGTCCTTTCGGGACGACTTACCTTCGACCCGTCAGGCAGCGGGGTAGATCTTCAGTTGGTCGGATCGTTCGATGCCCATGATCGCAACCATAGAACCAATGTTCGCATCTTTGGCTGGATCGGGAACGACAAGGTCACCCTCGATGATTGCTGGGCAAGTAACAGCAACTTCAGGGCGCCGGGACCTGAAGAGGTCACCTACTATGCGAACGAAATGTTTGTCGGACACCATCTCAGTGGCGAACTTGCCTTCGACTCGGTTTATGTGATGTTCGAAGACTTGGGCAGTTGGGTTCAGCGAAGCGCTATCGACGTTAACCAATCGGAAGATCGCTATCAAATTACGTGCAATTCCGTGGAGGTGGAGTCGAGCCCGTTCTCGGGAGGATCCATCTCACTGCACGTGAACTGGAACGCGCCTGGCGACAAGTTCACGGGGATCAGCGTGACCCAGTGGCCAGTATTCAAGATCGCATATTCCGAGCGTCAGTCCTTTGATGCGATCCAAGAGGATGTCGGTCGACTTGAATCCCTAATCTCGCTTTGCACTGACACGCCGATCGTGGACGTGAGCCTCAAGCTTCAACGCGCAGACGCACGAGTGAGGATGCTCGACGGCTCGGAGTCGAGCCACCTGCAACTCATCGAGCACCTCTCGTCTCGCATCAACTACAAGCCCACCGAAAAGCGGAAGCAGAGGCGACATCATCGCATGCTGCTTGACTATCAGGAGCTAGGTGGGATTTCGAGTGTGGCAACGTGGATGGACAAGTCTGCCCTCTTCACTCGGCCGCTCCACTCGCTGATGAGCACCCAGCGTGCCCGGCAAATGTTCATGGAGAACAAGTTCATGAACGTCACCTATGCTGCCGAAGCGCTCCATCGCGCGCTGATCGGTGGCGGCCAAGGGATGGATACGGCCGAATTCGAGGAGCTGATCGCCGCCTACACAAAGGTCACGCCAGAAGTTCATCGCGATTGGCTGCTCGAAAAAATGAAGTACATCAACGGAGCCTCACTTCCGAAGAGACTAAACCAGCTGGCTCAACGCGCTGGTGCGGCGACGCGAGACTTGATTGGTGACCGAAAAAGATGGGCACAGACAGTAGCAACTGTCCGGAACGAACTTACTCACCTCAAGGAAGGAGCGTCTTCCGCTAACGGCGGGGATCTTTACCGCATGGCGGAATCGGTGTATGCGGTCGCGCGGATCTGCATGCTTCTTGAGGCGGGCGTTCCAGCGGAGGTGCTCGATCGGAAGGCGAATGAGTGGCACATGCTGTGGTATAAGCATGATCTGGCCGCAACAATTGCAAAGGTGCGCTCTGGATTCAGTAAGAATGGCGAGTAATCGAGCGCAAGCCAGCCCTATCCCATGACTACCATCCGGCCTGACTTCTTGACCTTGGCGCCACGCAACCTCCATCCGCCTACTGCCATCGCGGCGGTGGGCACGGCGTCGATGCGTTTGCCGGTCTTGCCGCGCTCGGGTTTGTCTGGCCTGATCAGGTCGGGTTCGCCGGGTGGGTGGCGGACCTCGACGGAGTCGAAGCAGAACTCGGCGACGGGGTTGCCGTGGTGCGACCAGCCCCGTGACTTGGTGAGTGCCATCAGCTCGGTCATGCCGTGGGTCATGCCCTTGTAGGTCTGGGCAACCGGGTACATCGGCACGCCGGTACGGCGTTCGAGGCGCTGGCGGACGGGTTCGCCCGACCATTCGTCGTAGGAGATGTCGGCGAGGCGCAGCAGGCCGGAGTCTGCCGTGATGTCGTTCTCGATGACGTCGTAGTCGATGACCTCGCCGTCCGTCACGGTGATCCAGCCCTGCTCGACCCAGCGGGAGAACTTGTTGTCGTTGCGCTCGTCCAGGAACGCGACCGCTGTCTCTGGGAGCCAGAACCGCCACAGCGCGCTCGGGTGTCCGTCGATGCCGTTGGGGACGATCAGGCACCACGCGGTCATGTCCATCTTGGACGCGAGGTCCAGGCCACCCCACGCGGGCCGGCCGGCGTGCAGCTCCAGCAGCCGCGTCGGTGGCGTGTCGCTCGTGCCGGTGCACGCGGTGTAGAGGTGCATCGGCATCCACCGCGAGGACTGCGACACCCACTGGTTCAACCGGTACTGGCGAAACGCGTTCTCGCGGGCCGGGTCGTTGCGCGCTTCCAGTGCCTCTTCCCTCAGTGCTGCAAGGGAGAGGAAGTCGCCGAGCGCGGGGTTGGAGAAGTACCAGTTCGCCTCGTCCCAAGGATCCGCGTCCTCGGGCAGGTTGCGCAGGTACACGAACCGGTGCGGTGCACGCGACGGGTCGTCGGCGATCTTCACGCACTCGTCGTGCTCGCTCTTGGCGAACGAGGTGGGGTCGTTGCCCGCGGTGGTCGCCGCGATCAACAGCGGTTCCAAGCGGGTTCCCATGCCCGTGCGCATCGCGTTCCAGAAGTCGCCGTTCGGCTGGGTCAGGACCTCGTCGAAGATGACGCAAGAGGGGTTGGAGCCGAGGTTGCCGAGCGCGTCGGCGGGCACGACGACGTAGACGCTGTTGGTCTTCTCGTCGATGATCCGGGCGCTGTGGGCAACCACCCGCAGTCGCCGCGAGAGCACCGGGCTGAGGGCGACCATGCGGGCGGCGACGTTGAAGACGAGCTTTGCCTGGTCGATGTCGCGGGCGCAGCCGTAGATCTCCGCGGACTCCACGCCGTCGCCGCACAGCATGTAGAGCGCGACGAACGCCAGCAGCTCGGACTTGCCGTTCTTGCGGGCCAGCTCGATCCAGGCGATGCGGAACCGGCGAACGTAGCACCGGGCTTCGTCGTCCCAGCGGACCTCGCCGAACAAGGGACGCACGATGTCGTCGCGCTGCCAGTCGGCGAGGATGAAAGGCCGGCGAGCCCATCTGTCCTTGGTGTGGACACAGATTTCCTCGGCGAAGGCCTGTGCGTGGTCGGCGCGCGGGGTGCAGAAGTGGTCGCCCCGCTTACGGCAGCGGCGGCCGTCGAACGTCCTGCCGCACACCAGCGGGCGGGGGTCGACCTTCTTGCGAGATGAGCCGGTCCGCGCCGCCCTGTCCATCGGCGACCACCTCGGCTTTGAGGAATTGGTCGCTGATCTACGTTCAGCCGACGTGCTTCTCGGTGGCCCGCCGTGCCATGCCTATCCGGCTGCCTCAACTTCCACCGTGCGGGCACCTAGCGCAGCCGCAAGGTTGAAGGTGCACCGCGTCTTCAAGATCGGGCACTCGCTCAACATGGACGGCGACGACTACATCTTCTACACACCAACTGCCAGAAAATCATCGTGTGGCGGAAGTTAGTTGATCATGGCTTCTACCAGGCTTTTGGCTGAAAGTGGCAGGAGATCTACACCGACCTCCCGGATCTGAGCATCGGCGCCTAGCACCAGGGCTCTGGCCTTGTCACCTGGGGGTTCGCGCCACCGAGCGGCCAATCCAAACCTGGGGATCTTTCCCCTGTACCCGGGTACACCTTCCCCGTTTTGCCGGTGGCAGCCGATACGATTTCGCTCATGCCGTGGCAGCCAGCTACGTGACAAGGCGCCACCTCCAGTGCCTCTCGGCTCCGGCCGGGTTGGGAGGCCGACACCAACCCGCTGTGGTGAAGTCGGTGGAGGTGACACATGACCGACAGCACGCCGGACGACGAGCCGGTGGGTGATAGGTCAGAACAGGAAGTTGAGAGACGGCGGTCCAGGGGCTGGCACCCCGAGCGGACCACCGCTCTCCTCAACCTCCTGACGCAGGTCGTCGTACTGATCGGCCCGATCATCGACCTGTTCAACTGACGCGGCGGCGGTGTCTTCTACCGAGGGCACCGCCCGCCCGCTCGTCACTCGCCCTCCATGCGAACGCATCTAACTGAGATGGCTGTTCACAACTAGCTGAGCCAGTAACTCCAGTTAGTCTACTGTGCCAGTATAGACCCGGCTACCCGCCTGACCTGCGGAAACAAGTTTTTCCTAGCCGCAGGTTGTGGGCAGGTAAATCAGTTAGACCGTGTGCTGGCCAGTTAGACCAGCGCGTTCGGGGCCCCCGATGTAGCCGTTGTACCGCGGTACAAGGCGCTGCCCGGAGTGGATTACGACAGCAGCCTCTCGGCTCCGCCACTGGCGTCGCCTGCCACCTCGGCCTTCACGGACTGGCGGTCGGACGGGGTCATACCGAACCGGGCGGCGTAGGTGAGGAAGGTGCGTTCGGCTTCGGCTTGGATGCCGAGGAGCGGGTTCTTCACCAGCCCGCCCGCGCCCTGTACGAGGAGCTGTGAGCGGTTGAGCAGCGCGGTGGCTTCCTTGTAGCGGGCGAGGGCTTGGCAGAGCACGACGAAGGCGTCGGCGTCCCAGGTGGTGAGGACCTTGCGGGCGATCAGGCCGGGGGCGAGCCGGTCCCACACGGCGCGGGCTTCGTCGGAGAGCCAGTCCGGTGGCTCGATGGTTCCGGTCGGCGGAACCGGCTCGGTGTCGTTGATCCGGTCGGGGCGGTCACCGTGGAGGATGCGGAGCGATGTGGGTTTGGGTGCGGGTCCGCGCTTGCCCATCGGTGATCACCTCCCCGAGCTCAGGTCAGCTCGCGGGCGGGCTTCCGCCGGCGTTGGAGCCGCTGTTGGCGTTGCGGCTGAAGGTGCGGCGGATGGCCGCGACGCCGCGTCGGAATGCGTTGCGCAGTGCTGTTCACCTCCCCTCGGTGTCGGCGGGAGGTGCTGCGGGCAGGTCGATGTCGAGCACGTCGGCCAGGCGGTGCCCGTCGATGTACTTGTCCCCGAACGCCAGCATGTTCACGGCCTTGAGGAACGTGTCCTTGTGTGCGCGCAGCGGGAACCACAGCACTACCCAGTGCGGGGAGTCGGTGAGCAACCGGCCGCGTTCGGCTCGTTCGTCAGCGGCCCGGAGCGCGGCGGAGAGCGCCATCAGCTCGGCGTGGGAGTCGGTCGCGAGGTCGCCGGTGTACTCGACCTCGGCCAGCGGGTCCGGCATGGCGTCGGCCTGCAGCTGTGCCAGCAGATCCTCGGTGGACAGCCCGCCGGTGCTCGGCGCGAGGGATTGCAGCGCCGCCAGCACGTCGACCTCCTCGGCCTGTTCCGGCTCGGCCTGCTCGGCATCAACCGGGATGCTCAGGGCGGCGGCCAGTTCCAGCCCGTCGATCCACCGGCCGTCGACCGCGGACACCGGGAGCCCGGCGACGAACGCCGCGCAGGCCTCGGCGGTCCAGAAGCACGGAGCACACCAGTACTCGGTGTCGGTCGCGGCCATGTAGCGCTCTTGCTCGCGCCGCGCCCTGGCCCGGAAGCCGGAGGTGTTCTCGTCCAGGTCCTCCTCGTCGGCCTTGCGTTTCGGCTTCGGCGCGGCGTTGAGAGCAGCGAGCAGGTCCGCGGGTTCTGACGAAGAGGCCGGCGACGCCATCGCCTGGAGCTGCGTGAGCAGGTCCTGCGGCTCATCGGGTGTAGCGGGCACGCAGCACCTCCAGCTCGACCAGCGGGAACCACTGCCGGATCAGCTCGTAATCGGCGGGGAAGCGCTCACGCAGCGGCTCGATGAACCGCAGGTCCAACCCGTCCCACGAGCGGCCGAACATCGCGTAGTCGACCGGGAGCCGCACCTGGTGGCGGGCGATGATCTCCCGCACGTGCCGGATCTTCCAGTCCCACACGATCGAGATCTTGCGGATGTCATCGCGGCGCGGGCCGTGCGTGGTCATCGCCATCCGCCGGTTCGGGCTGTCGGCCGCACGCACACCGCCCGCGTTCCACGCGCCGGGCAGGTTCAGGTCCTCGCGGACCAGGTTCGCAACGTCCTCGTAGGAGGGCATCGGCAGGCCCGCGGCCTCGATCACCGCGAGCCGGTGCGGGACCTGGAAGGTGAAGGTGTTGAGCCACCGGAACATCGCCGGGTGCGGGTAGCGGTGGATCTTCGTGCCGAAGAAGTCCTCGAAGTAGGCCAGCGACTCGTCCACGAAGGACATGCCCGGCACGTGGTACAGGAAGTACGGCACGACCTCGAGTCCCGCGTCCCTCATGGCGAGCCATGCGGAGATGCTGTCCTTGCCGCGCGAGAACGCCAGCAGCACCGGTTTGCCCTCGGCCGCGAGGTCGTCCAGCAACTCCAGCGACGACGGGCGGCCCTCGATCGTCACCAGGTCGGTCGGGCGGTAGGTCACGCGACCACCACCCGCGCGCGAACCGAGTTCACGAATCCGAACTGAGTTAGCATCCGATCATGGGGGATCTGATCACGAACGCCGAGCAGGAACGCGCCCGCGTGCTGGACGAGCTGAGCGAGGCAGCCGGCCAGGAGGCCGCGTGGCGCGACCGCAAGGAAGCCTTGATGCTCAAGGCAAAGAGCCTCAACATCTCGGCGCGGAAGATCGGCGAGCACGCGTTCATGAGCGACGTCGGAGCGGCCAAGGCCATCGACCGCAAGCGCGCCGAGCCCGACGTAGGAACCGCGTCCTCGGAAACCTGACCGGCCAGAACTGGCCCTCAGTGGCGGGTTCGCCCGGCGCGGCCTCGGGGGTCCCTCCCCTGGGCGGCGTGGGCCGGGCGCGGTCGGCGGCCGTGCCTCAGCCGGTCGGTGCCTGCGGCACCGGTCCGGCCCTGAGACGGCTTCTCACGGGCTGTTCCATCCTCCCTTGGTTCGGGGATCGGTGGCGGTGTTGCGGCCATGACAGGAGGCACACAGGCCCCGGCCATGCTTGGGGTTGTTCGGGTCTCCCCCTTGTGCCACAAGCTCTCTACGGGTGAGCGGCCAGTGATCGGCCACAGTGGACGGCCACGGGCACGGCCGGCCGGGTGGTGGCGGGCCACACGGTGAGGCACAGCGGCACAGCGGGTGCGCGGCCAGTACGCCCGAGCGGAAGCGGGAGCGGTGCAGGCCGGTGTAACCCCTTTCGGCCACGGTGCCCCGGCTGGTGTCGGCACGGCTGCGGCATCGGCCGCACCGGCCACCCCGGCGAGTGAGCTCGGAGCATCCGGGAGTGGTGCAGGGTCGTTCAGCGCGAGTAGGCACGACGGCATCACCCGGTCACGGCAACGGGCACAGCCCCCACACCGGCGGTGTGGGGGCTGTGCGGGGGTAGAGCTGATCAGGCAGCGGTCTGCCACTGGCGGGGGACGGCCTGCTCATCGGTGGCCAGCTTGTCCAGCCCGGCCACCAGGGAGAACAACCGGTCAGACACTCTCTGCCCGGCCTTGCCTTCCTGCACCTGGCGGACCAGGGTCCGGACCCGGTCCAGTGCCCAACCAGGATCGGTGATCTCGGCACAGGTGTACCGGTTGTAGCCCTGCCATCCCTCACCCTCCGGACCGGTCCACTGGGACGGCAGAAGGGAGCCCTTGCGGCACAACCAGGTGTCCAGCTTGTCCACCAGGTAGGCCAGCACCACGGTTGCTGGCACCTGTTCGGCGTCCGCGTTCTCCCACTCCAGGATGACCACCCGGATCATGGCCAGAGCGGCGGTCGGGTCTGCGACCTGGTGCAGCATGTCAGCCCACCTTCAGCAGCTGGAAGACGCGGTCCTTCAGCTCGGCGCCATCCCCAAACAGGGCACGGTCGGCACGCGCCACCGCGTAGTCCTGCTTGGTGCGGATGTCCACCCAGTGGTCGGTGTACTCGCTGAACGCGTTCGCCGCGGCCCACCGGGTGTTGCGGCAGTTCTCCTGAGTCGGAGCCTCCCGGAACAGCTTGAGCAGCCGCGCGCCACGCTCGTGGTACTTGGACACGGCATGCATGGTGTTGCTGACCTCTGTCTTCGGCCAGATCACCTCACAGAAGCTCTGAAATTCCTTGTCGGACATCGGAGCCATGAGCAGCTTCTCTGCCTCTTTCTGGAAGTCCTCAGCCACCTTGAAAGACAAGTCCAGAGCCTGGCGGGCCTCAGCAATGCGAGCCTTGGCGTTGCCCACGTGGCGGATCTTGAACTTGGATTTGAAGTTCTGAAGTGCCATTGACTGAGTGTTGGCGCACACCACCCGGATCATGGTGGTGACCAGATAAAGCGACCGGGTGCCGTCGTGGGCATTCATTCCCACAAGGTTGAGATTGTGGGCATCCTGCCCGCCAACCTGAACGGCCTCCGGGAGCTTCATGGACATGAACACCTCACGGCCACCACGGAGTGAGCCACCGGTGTCGAACACCGCCCCGTACTCGTCCACGAGGGCCTGAAGGATCTCGGCCAGCTCCTCGTTCTGGATGGGCGTGTACTTGCCCTGCACGGTCCCCAGGGGCTCGGTTGCCTTGGTGACCGGGTTGGTTCGGACGGTGGCCCACCAGTTCCTCATAGGGTGCGGGGTGGCGGTGTCATCATCCACCACCAGGCGGAACGGGTTCCGGCCCTGGTTGCGGCCGTCGAACTCGTCCACCCCCACGCCGGCGGCCTGAAGGGCTGCGGCCTCGGCCTCATCCCCCGTGGCGCACACGTCCTCGTGCTGGCTCCCCAGACCTGCCCCACACTCCAGGCAGCGGTCCCCGGTCTCGGTGAAGAACAGCGGCTCGGTACGGACATCCCAGCCACCCAAGAGACCATCGGTCATCAGGTCTTCCACGGTGAGGCTGCCAGCCTTGACAATGCCCAACCGGTGCCAGGCATCCATGTTGTTACCGGCCACAAAAGCGGTCCGGCCATCCTGAAACTGTTCAAGCTCATGAGCCATGAGTGAATCCTTCATCCGGCACAGCATGGGTAACCCCTGTGCTGTGTTGCGGTTTTGGTTGACACCACAGACATTACCGGCGGGAATGCCCTTGTCAAACCGGATTCAAAGAATTCAGCGAAAGTGACTCCGCACGGGTTAACGTGTGGTTTTGCCGATTAAAAGCGATCACGCGCGAAATGGAAAAAGGCCCACGCCGTGCGGACGTGAGCCCTTTCCGTCCACCGTGATCAAAGCGTCAACCAAAACCGCGGGGACCCGGCCATCATGCCCGAACGCCGTGCAGGCCGTCGAGCCGAGGCCGCGGTGTCTAGTCGTCCCAGCCTGGTACGCCGCGATCTCCAACAGGGTCGCCACCGCCTCCGGGTCGAGGTACAGGTCGGCCGCGCCCATCGAGGCCAGGCGGAGGACGTCGGCGTCCATCTGCTCACAGCCCTTGTCATTGCCAGGTTCGCGCCACGGTGGCCGCGGGCCGGTCTGGAAGTAGCGGAACAACTTCTCGCGTGCCGCGTCGAGGTCCGCGCCCGGCGCGCTGTGCGCCTCGTCTGCGAGCTGATCCATCGGTTTCTCCTTGTGCGCCAACAGCATGAGCGGGAAGGACTCGGCGGCGAGGAGAGTCCTCGCCGCCGAGCGGGTTCGGTCAGCGCAGGGCGACCGCGTCCCAGAAGTGCTTGAAGTCGGGCTTGTCCTGGCGAGATCCGACGAGCTGGTACCAGTGCGTCAGCGCCGCGTGCCCGGCGTCGGTGAGTCGGTAGGCGAACTCCTCGGCCAGCGGGACACCCACGAGCCCGGCCTGCACCGCCGTTTCCAGCGCGCCGGGCTCGGTGTGCCAGTCCAGTGCTGACGGCCGGTTGAACCCGGCCGCGACCATGAACAGGACCCGGTGCACTGGGATCGCCGTTTGCAGCAGCCCGAAGAGCTGGGCCTGCACGTGCACGCGCTGTTCCGGCTGTTCGTACCGTGCCGCGAGGCCGGCGAATTGCTTAAGCCCGGCCCTGACTTCGAGCGGTGCGGCCTGCGGGTGCTCGGTCACCATCCCGTCGCCGCCTTCCACAGCTCCTGGAACGGGGGCAGGTTCTTGTGCGGGGCCACCTGGCGCAGCCAGTCGAGCAACGCCTCCGTGCCGTCGATCGTGAGCTTGCGGCCGGAGCGGTACAGCCACCCGCGGGCGTGCGCCTCCAGCCGGGCCTGCTCCGGCACCTCGGCAAGGATCTCGTCGGAGTAGCCGAGCTGGATGAAGCACAGCAGCCGCATCACGTCTACGTCGGCCGCCAAGGTCTGGTAGAGCGCGTCCAGCTTCTCGGCCTCGGCTCGTAGCGCCCGCGCGGGCAGGCTGTCGAGGTACTGCCGGAACGCCTCCGCCGGGCTCATCGCGGTGTCCTCGGGTGGGATAACATCGGTCACGTTCGGTTCCTCTCGGAGTCCGTTTAACGGGTCCGCTCCGATGGGCACCGGCCACGCCTCGGGGCTGTTACCAGCAGCCGCCGAGGCACCCGCGTTTTGGGCAGCCAAATACCCGGAGCAAAAACGGGGCACCCGCATGGCAGGTGTGAGCGCCGGGGTCTCAGCAGCCAGCCACTGAAACCCCGGCCACTTGATCACAGAAGCGCGAGCCACTTCGCGTACTTGCTGCTGCGGGCATTCCGGAGAATTTCCCCCGCACGCTTGCGCAGCCGGAACCACGGGCTGTTGTGGGAGATCTCAACGGTGCCCCACGTGATGCCGAAGGTCACGACATCCACGGGCTCCCGGAGAGCCAGCTGGCGGTGAAACCGGCGCTGGTCCTCGTGCAGAGGGCTCTGTCCCGGCAGCGACCAGCTGAAGCGCTCGATCCAGTCCTCCATCTCAACCAGCAGCTCCTGACGTGCGGCGATGTCATCGACCAGCGGCTGAGGGCAGGGGGCGTCGAAGTCCATGAAGCACGCACCGGTTCGGCCGGTGGACAGCCAGACGGACATGGGCAGCGCGAGCTCATCGCGCGCCCTGCTGATGATGTAGGCGGCCAACTCGGCCGGATCGGTGAGGCTCTGGGTTTCCCGGTAGCGGGTCCCAATCAGTGCCCCATCGGGCGGTGGCAGAAGTCTTTTGAGCTTGCCAAAGGAGAACACAAGGGTCCTTTCACCTGACCCTGTGGTGTTACCAGCACCCCAGGGCCTCTCTGAATACCCCTTCATTCTTCCCGGCTTGATCACCTAAATGCAAGCGGTTCGGGATTCCCGAGAATGAATTAGTGCGTTCGGATTTTAAAACCCTGGAAAGCGCGTAGAAACGAATCGGCGAGCTTTTGCCAATGGAATGCAGGCGAGAGCGCCGGTTCAGGGAGGGGTGGCTCGGGGTGGCGCGAGGTTGCCGCGTCGGCTTGCGCGGTGGCGAGCGGGCGACGCACCATCGAACGTATGAGCGATCAGGATGGGTACTCGTGGGCGCTGGAGCAGGTTCCCGAGACCTGTCCCGAGCCCGTGTGGGTCCTCCTGGACGAGGTCTACCGAGATGCTCCAGGCCCGCCGCAAGAGCCGGCGCTGACGAAGAACCGGCGCCAGCACGCCATGAATCCCACGGGCTGGGTGGTTGGCCACGTGACCGAGTGGGTTCGTTACGAGAACGGCGCGTGGATGGGGTTGGTGACCTACGAGGTTCCGACCGTGGGGCTGAAGAAGGAGCCGGTGCGCCACCACGTGCGGCGTACCGCGTTGCGCAAGCGCGCGCCGAACGAGGTCGAGCCGCCCTTCTGATGAGGGGTGCGGGCGACGGCGTCGCGCTCGGCGGTGGGGGCGCCTGGTGCTGCGGTGTGCCGTCGCCCGCGAAGGCGAAGGCGGCGTCGGGTGGCGGCGACGCGGCCTTCGCGCTCGGAAACCCTTGAAACACAACGAAGCCCGCCGCGCCGAGGGGTGGTGGCGCGACGGGCTTCAGTTGGGGGTTTGGGGGGATCTGGATACACGTGTACCCAGCCCTGTAATAATGCCTGCTGAAACGACTGAAGGTCAACTTGTTTCCGACGTGACGCCGGTCACTGCCAGAGTCTCCTGGCGCTGCTGCTCGATCGCTGCGGCCAGCTGGCCCCACACGTCCATGCCCCAGGCCGCGCCACAGTCGGCACACACGACCTCGACCCGCTCTGGGTCGACGGACAGCGCGGGCCGGCGCAGGTAGTCGTTCTCCTCCTCGGACCAGACCTGCACGGCCGTGGCCCGGCACATCGGGCAAGCCCTGCCGTGCAACGGAAACCGCGGCGGCGGGTCGAGCATCAGCCGTGCTTCGCGCACCCACTCGGCAGCCCGGTCGGCGGCCCACGCGAGGTAGTCGAACGCCTCGTACTGCCACTCCTCGGCGTGCAGCACCCACAGCCGCAACCGCTTGCCCAGCTCCTCGTACTGCTCGTGGTCGTGCCCGTGGCAGGCCTGCCGCACCACACCGCGGATCTCGGCGACCAGCGCGAGCGGTGCCAGCGATGCGGCGGGCGCGAGCCGTGCGCGGTCTTGCCGGTGCGTTCGCTGCCGGGGTGCACGGCCTCGGCGACCTGGTCGAGCAGCGGCAGGATCTCGGCCCACTCCGTGCGGGTAGTGCCGTCCGGGTTCTGCCGCACGACCTGGACCATGCCGGGCTGGACGAGCTGGTCGACGGCGACCTCCAGCGCCAGGCGGGCGTGAGCGGCGACGGACTGGTCAGGCCTCGGGTTCTCGATCATGCGTGGGCTCCTTGCGGTGCGGCGGTGGTCGCGGTCTCGCCGCGGGTGGACTGCTCGGCGGCCTGCTTCTTCTTCACGGCCGTCAGCCGGGACGGGTGCATGCGGGTGATCGGGTCGCGCAGCTCCCGCTTGCCGGACCGGTCACGGGAGAGCGGGCCGCAGACCTGCCCGGCCAGCGCCTTGCAGAACGGGCACCGCACCGTGCGGGCGAGCACATGGTCGGCGTTCCAGGTCCAGCCCATCGCGGCGTAGACCTTCGCGATGCCGCGCGCTCCTGCAGCTGCCGCGGCTTCCCGGTCGCGTGGTACGGGCGGACGGGCGGAGCTCGGCGTGCCGGTGCGCGCGGGCTGCGAGCGAGCGCGGTCGATCAGGCCGGCGATCTGGGACGGGGTGGCGCGGGTGACCTTGTTGGCGGGTAACGAGGACAGCGCGGCGTGGCACTCGGCGGCGCTGTAGTGGCGCAGCTCCCGCAGCCAGGCGGTCACCTGGTCGTCGCTGACGTGGTCGCCGTCGCCCAGGCGGTAGTGGGCGAGCAGGCCGTGCATCTCGTTGCGCGTCAACGGTTTCTGCGTGCTCATGCCGCGACCTCCGCGCTCGCCGCGGCGGTCTCGGTCAGGGCGCGGTCGAGGATCGCGTGCAGCGCGTCGGCGTCGGCGTG